CAGGAATATTCATATTGATTGGCCAAAAAACGATGCGTATAAGGATCAACACCACCATTGTCATACATCAAACCAACAATGCGAGCTAAATTTTGTACAGGTGTGCATCGTGAACGATCCATATTTTCACCATTGGGAACAGCTACTTTTTGTGCGATTTGTATGAAAGGGCGCCAAACGACATAACGTGGTGAACTTTTGACATCATATTGCTCCAAACAAAACGTGTTCCATGGAATAATATATTTTTTTAAAAAGATCGGGCCTAAATGGCAATTGATATTGTGACCATATATTGATCGAGGAGCAGAAACACGACCCAGGTTGAGGGGTAAATATGTAACTAAGGTGCAATACTCCTTACATTTTTTGAGAGTGACGTGAAACATTTCAGACAAAAATTTTTCAAAAGCATAAATCCCAAACTTGTCTTTAAGCTCAAGAGGGTAAGAATACAAAAAGTCGTCACCAAATAAAACCATTATAACACGACCTAGACTATTGTACTTAAAAAACAAAGCCTGTTCCTCCAATGTGCATTCAGATAATGTTTTGAAAATAAAGGTCAAAAAATAAAAAACTTGCATTATCCAAGTGTTACCGTGCGAGGTTTCTAAGCCACCACTAGGCATGACACCAATTATAAGAGCGAATTCTGTAAACCATCTAACATGTTTGCCAGCTAGAGCCTCAGCTGCAGCCTCTAAAAGATAGCGATACATACGGTACATATGCGTGTCCTGTTTCCGTACCCACATAGAACCCATCATAGTATAACACAGTAACATAACAGCCTTTATTGTCATGTCCAATTTGGACACATCACCATCAGCTATTAATTGATCACCATCTGAAATTTTCTCCCATTCAATTGTAGGGAAATGGCCACCAATCGGAGAGCCATCAGAATTAGGCAACAAAATTCGTTTATACTGCGACATATGCTCAACACATAAAATTTTGGCCAAAAGGTGTGCCCCCCCATGAGTCCATTTTTGACCAATTCGGTTATAAACCATTGGAAAAAAGCCTGGAGTAAAATAAGTTCTTTCGAACGAGTGGCGACCAGTAAGATCCTGGTTCATCCAATCCTGAACCATAAACAGCATTCTCATCTTTTCAGTTGTAGCTTCATTAGAAAGTTCAGACCAGTCACCATCAGCAATCTCAGACTTATTTTCAATCTTGGGAGCCAATGTAGCCTCACCATGTAATAAAATTTTCTTAATTGGTACACTATAACGTGACTCTTTGAAAGCAGTGGTAAGCTGACGTTGTTTACGACGCCACCATAATGTAGCAGCTTGAATCCGATTACCTTTGGTGTTAAAATTGAGAGTGACACCACCATAAGACATTGAAGACTCTTTTACCTTTTTATCAAAGAAAATTTTTCCGTTTCCAGAACGCTTAAATTTGAATAAGCGCAAATCTTTAGGTAAAAAAAGCCCACTCCTCTTTTCGAAGTTGTACACATGAGGTATAATAATAAACCATCGCCTGATAAGTGTGGTCAAAATTATATGTTTTACTAGGAGCAATGTTCCAACGAGGTATGTTACGTATAAAACCTTTAAGGCCAGATTCAGCCGTGTATTTGCAATTATAAACAAAAGGTTGAGTGTAACCTGAATAAGAGAAATAATAAACACTAAGCATCTGCAAACATTTGAAAATTAAAGAAGGAACAGAATAATAGGCTTTGCCAATTTCACATTTAGAAGAAAAAATTCTTTGTGCAGACTCAAAGCGTTTCTGCTCATAGGATTTACCTCCCAAGTGGGCAGTGGACAAATAATCATTAAATTTATC